CCCGCAACTCTCCCGAAAATCTCCAGACAAAAAGGTTTTATCCTTATTCGCTTTTAATCCACAGAAGGCCAAAGCAGCCATTACACCCTCGGCAGAGACGGTTGGAACGATAATGTCATCCCCAAAGGTAGACACCGCGTCACCATGCATAGTAACGTCAGGGACGTCAACGTGCACAGCGACGCAAATCGCTCTAAATATAATCGTCTCCAGCTCGAATGTAAAACCATTACCCATTGAACTGAACTTCTCCAACCGTACCCATTGCCCTCCCGGGATTTGGGTATAGTGCGATCGTAGATCGTTAAGAAGTTTAAACCAGTCCTCTGGTAGCAGCAGCTCGACAAGTGCTGTGCAGATGGTATCACTAGCGTTTGAAAGGTCAATCGTCGCAAGGCTCTTAGTTATAGAGCTGAGCTTCGCCAGGAATTTGTGATACTCCTGAATGCCTTTCTTGAACCAACCAACTCTCTTACCAAGACATCTAGTCATCCACGTCCCAACAGCAAGCTGATAAAAGACGTTTAAAGATGGTTCGATGCAAATGCCGCGATGTTTCCAAGCGTCCTTAGGGACGGTTGTGAAACGGTTGCCGCGAACATAAACGGGTGGCCGTATGGCGTAGAGAGAGTCAATCGCGTTTTCATAGGTTTCTGCACCTTCAGGGAGGAACTTTTCAATTCCCGGGTTCTGAGATACAAAGGACTTTCCGTTGGCTCCATAACGAGCCCAAGCGGTCTGTGCCCACGCCTCCAAAAGAGGCTGTGCCCTACGTGTCAACGTGCATGAATCGGACATTTTATCGGGGACCGTGATGTACGGACCGATGTCTGAATAGGTGCTACCAGGACCAAATTTACCATCCAACTCTTCCAGGCTAGGAGCCCTTCTAAGTATACGCTTGACTTCTTTCCGTGCGCGCTGAATAAACAACGCGACGCCCTCTCCGTAGATCTCTCGATCGAGGAGTAAGGGGTCAAGGAGACGGTTGGCCTGAAAACACTGCTTCTCGGACTGCCAAAAACTGTCCAGAGCGCGTGCATTTAAGTCAATACCCAAGTCGAAACCCGGATACTTCTTAAAAAACGCAGCTATCTGTAGGTCAGCGGACAGCAGAGAGGGATCATTATAATCCTCTATTGCGACCTTAATCGTCGTCAACGCCACCCAATCCTCGTCCCTCACAGCTTGCGCGGCGAGTTTGCTGATTGGGCTATCCACGTTCTGGCATAGCGCCATGAACGCCCAACGGCCGGTTCGGTCCACCAGGGGGGGGTGTTCCT